TCCAGATCTCAGTTACAGGTACAGTACCATCAGCATTCATACCACCTTTGATCATAAGATCAGCACGGCTTGATACAGAGTAATGTACGTGTGCTTCAGCTCCTCCTACAAAGTTGTAGAACTCACGGAAACCTGTAGCAGTGATGATGTCAGAGAAACGTTCTCCATATTCACCACGTGCAGAACCTTTACGGAAGATTTTAGTACCAGATACCAAGTAAGTATCAGCATCAATACCGTTACCAGTATCATTGTTTACAAGCTGTACAGTATACAAGAAGCCATCACCCAAAGGAATGATGTCATCTGCAGTGATGTACATCTCAAAACCATTGTACTTGTCATAGGTGATGATGTCACCATGACCAAACTCTCTACGTGAAAGTTTAATCTTGAAGGTTTGACCATCGATACCTACAGTACCGGTTTCTTGTGAATCAACAATGTATGGAAGATCTTGTACAACTGGTGTTTGCCATTTGTACTCACCACGTGCATTGTCAACGTTAATTACATTCTTACCACCAAAGGAAGACATCTGATAGAGAGGCATTTCTACCTTTTGAGCCATAGCCCAAAGGTCCACAGGACCAAGGTCCATAGGTTCTGCATTCTTCAGCATGTTTACCAGGTGGTATGAATCTACGTGCGAACTAGCCGCATAATTGGTATCTCGTAGAAATATACCATTGTTTAAAACTGGAGTTGCCATGTTTACTTATTTAACTTAGAGGTTAATTTTTTTATCGTTTAAAGAATCCTCCACCTGTTGTATTACGTGGTATTCTTCTTTCTTTTACTTCATCTTTCTCAATGACCGGTGCACTGCTCTGAAGTTTGGCCTGTTCAGTCTTAAGTTGTCTTACTACCTTTTCAGTAGTTTCAACCTTAGCCTGTTCTCTAACCTTACCTCTGTATCCCTCAGGATCAGAAAGTAACCAAAGAGCCTCAGCAATCAATCCGTGATTTGGCTCAACATACTGGTACTTCTCTAAAAGATGGCCTAGCAAGTTTGTAGGTCTTCCAGAGATAGAAGGATAGTTAGGTTGTACAAGACCATTATACAATAAGCCTTGGGTCTTTTTATCCAACTTCAGTCCGTTGATCTCTGCAGTGGCTACAGTATTATAGACATTTTCCATATACTGTTGTGCTGCAGCTTGTTGCTGTTTACGGAGATTTTCTTGTTCAGCAAGTTTACTTTGAACTACACGTTCTTGCATTGCATCCAATTTTGGCTTGAACTTCAATGCCTTTGCTTCAAGATCTCCTCTGTCTTTCCAGCTATCAATTTCTTCATTGATTTCTTCAATGGTACCAAAGTTTGTAGCTCTGAGGTATTCACGAACAATCTGTTCTTGGTCAGACTCCTGAGCTGGATTAAGATCTCTTACCTCTTCTGCAGAAGCAAGAACCTTGAATAATCCTTTAAGGTCTGTACCACCATCAGCTACATACTTAGCAGCATACTGCAGTTCTTGTGGAAGGCTATCAAAGAACTCTACTGGAGTTTCCTGACGTACCTTGTTTTCAATCTCTGCAAAGTTTGCCTCAAGCAATTCTTGGTAGTCATTGAGAGTGTACTCATCAAGAGGTTTGTCATCATCAAATGGAACAATCTTACCGGCTTCAATAAGTTTGTTAACTACCTCAGCCATTCCATTCTTTTCAACCTTTGGTCTGCCAGCTTTCTTTTCTTCAGGTTTATCTTCCTTCTTTCTAAAGTCAGCTTCAGGGTCTACTTCACCGATGACATCATCAATCTCAACTTTTTCTGTTGGCTCTGAGCCTGGTTCATCAGAGTCTTTGTCAATAAAGGAGAGGTCAACAGAAGGCTTTGTAAATACATTAGGCTTCTGTTCCTCAGGAAGCAGGACGTTTTCTGCTCCCGGTGTTCCTAGAAAGTCTAAACTATCTAGGTCCATATCTACTTGCTCAATCTGAGTAGTCTCAGCAGCAGTAGATGCTGTTTTATTATCTTCCATTAATTGTTGGTTTTACAATACAATATACACAAAAGTATAGGTTTAAACTTTATAAATTCACAAGCCATTTTAGAATAGAGTGAGTTTATAGCAAAGTACCCCCTATTTTACTTTTTCTTCTTGTTTTCTGTGCTCTTTTTGTCAAACTTATTCTTGTTTTCCCTTGCAATTTGGAGCTGAGTTTGGGCAATTTCTTTCTTAGTATTCAACTCCTGTTGCTTAATGCTGATGTTTTGACTCACTTCTGCCTGTCTATTGATCTCCTTTTCTCTCTGTAGACTGATATTGTCTAACTGAGCATTAGTCCGGTTGATTTCTTTTAGGGCATCCATGTAGTCACTTTGTTGGTTCTCATTGATGTCAACGGTTGAACCAAACCCAGCAGCTTTAATCTGAGCCTCCTGAATACGATTAGCACGATCTTTATCATTCTCAACAGCCTCAAACTCTCTCTTGAGTCTTTCCTCTTCAGCTTTGGCAGCAATCATTTCTTGTTGCATTGCTTGTTCTTGCTGAGCTTCTTGTTGACGTATCTCATTCTGCTTACGTTCAGCAGTTCTAAGAACCTCATTAACATCAGGAAGATTATCAGCAATAAGCAATTGACCAAGATCATAGATGCTGGCACCAGTTGTATTGTTATTAATGGCAAGCTGTTTAAGCTGCTCAACAACGGCTCTATGGTTAGCCTTGGTAGTACAGAATATATTGAGGTCTCTCAACAACAGCTTGGTACCATTGATCTCAAAGTTCTTCCTTTGTTCAGTATTGGTGATGTACTGTAACCTTACAGAAGGTTTATTAGATTGGTAGTACTGGGCAAGGTCTGTCCTCATCTGGTGCACACGTGGCATCAGATAGTCACTATGTTGAATAAAGTAAACCTCTGTTTGAGCATAACTGGCATTAATCGATTGTTCAATACCGGTAGCAGTCTGCTGTGAGATCTGTTGTCCTAATCTTTGTGGAGTAAGACCAATTACCTCAAAGGCCTGAGATTTGAAATAGTTAGCAAGATTAATCCTTGACATCAAACGGTTTGTCTGTTCAAGGTCAAGCTTCTGATAATGCTGGAAGGCCAGGGCATTCTCAGTATTGGTAATCGATGTATCCAGTGGCAACATCTGGAAGTTCTTCATTGCCACGTATGCTTTAGCCAGGTTGTTCTTTCCCCAATCTTCTCCTAATGAGTGTCTAGGTAAAGCATTCTGGTCAAGCAAGATTACAGTTCCTAATTCGTCTACAAGAATATCTGCAATCTGGTTATTTACGATATTGTAACCAATCTGGAACGGCTTCATCAGGTCAACCAAAGAGGTTGATCTGGTATTACGGTCTGAGAATACAGATCCCTCTACCGGAAGTTTACAGCCATACAATGAGTCATCTCCCTTAAATTGAAACTGAAGAGGGCCCATGTTATTCTGATTGATCCCAAGATAAATAGGATTAATACCACCTGGGTTATTTGTACCCCAGTATGTTGGGTGGTTAGGTCCAATCTTTACTCCACCCCAAACCTCATTGATGTAGATCCAATCGATGTGTTCACCAAAGAGTAGGTTTTGTCTAGACTTGTTCTTAAACAAATCCAGGTTATAGACAGGCTTGTCTGTTACTACATATGATTCATCAATGATATCAGTAGTTACCTGACCCATATCATCAATCTTAGTCAAGTGTCCAACCTTACGTTGTGACTTCCAGTAAGCTGTAGTTACACGGAGAAGGTTAGTCATACCCATATCAAACCAGTCTTCACTGTCTGAAAGGATCCAGTTTACAATGTCACCACCTCTGAGGGTATTATCCCACATAGAAGTGTACTGACGGTATGCCAGGGACGGCATGTTTGTATTCCAGTCATGTGACTTGGTACCATCATAGTAACTACCGTCATTCTGATAACCTTGGATAGGATAACCGGCTGAACGTACAGGATAGATCTGCTCAAGTGTTTCCATCTGCTCCTCTGTCATCAACCATCCATAACGGTCAATAACATCAGCTACAGTCATCATATCAAACTTACCAACCCATTGGCCTTGGCTGATATAACGGGCATCTGGAGATTTATGGTAGAAGGTAAGAACAGGATTCCAGAGCTCAACATCATAGTCATCCTCAAGCATACGGAAATGCCAGAACTCCCTATCTGTAATGAGCATATCCCTAAAAGCTCTCTCCTCTAATTCCTCCATTCCAAATCTTTCCTGGTCAACATTGTGCTGGTGAGCTGCCCACTGTTCAGGAATAGATCGATATTTTTTATCAAAGAAGCCTTGAATCTCTGGGAGACTCTTAACATTCTCAGGACTCATTGCTTGTTGAAACTCCTCTGATTGAGGATCCATTCCATCTTCAACAAGTCTTTGCATAAGTTTTCTCTCAGCATCTTGTACCAATGACTGCTGAAGTTGTTCTTTTTTAAGCTCAAGAAACTCATTGTATGAGAACTCATCTACAGCTCTGTATGATACAGAACTAGATCTTTTAGCAAACTCAGATACAAGAGTGTTGATTACGTTAGGAATAATAGGGTAGAACTTCAGTTCCAATGCTGATGCATCCTCTCTGGTAAGGGTTTCAATAAGGTCTGCATACTCATTGTCTTCCTCAACAATGTAGTCCCCTTTATCTATGATACCTTTTGCAAGCTTATAATTCTTCATAAGCCTACGAGCATTTCTACGGACATGCTGAAGGCCTTTCCATTCTAGCCAATCAAGGTTCCATGCTGTCCAGTCATTGTCCTTTTCTTTCCTAGGAATAAACTGAATAGGCTGGTTAAGAGTACCCATCTTGTTGTACTCTACTTTGGCACCAGCCTTGAGTTGCATTGCATTATATATCTGCATATTACCTTAAATTTTTAAATGCATTCCTGGGTAATTTCATTCCTGGGAATCTATCATTAGACCCTCCTATGTGACGGAAGGGACTACTATTTAATTTACTGAAATTCCTGCTGTTATCCAACTTTTTGCTACCAGTTTCTTCATAACGTTTCTTATAACCCCTGTTGGCTTGCTGAACTTTTGCAAAAGCAACCAATGCAGCAAAGGATACAAGTCTATCGACGTTGACACCATCTCTGTATGCCATCATCTCTTTTAGAAGCATGGGATCAGGGATTCTTTCAATGCCAAATATAGTCTTAAGTGGTTTACCATTATCATCAGTAAGAGTATCTAACTCTTCTTTTACAAACTCAATGGCATAACTGAGCATGTGACTTTTAAATAAGGTACCTGTGTTTTTCCATCCATATTCCTGGAATACATTGGCATTGGCCCCAATATCTTTTAGGAAGAGGATCTGTGACCGGGGTACTAGGTACCTCTGCTTTTTCCGGTAGATCATGTGGTTGATGAACTGACTAATGTTGTTCTCCACAATAGTCCAGGCATTGTACCATTCAATGATTAACTCAAGTCTTTCATGGGTTTTATTGATATCATCAAAACGGCCACACCAGGCAGCCACAAGCTTGTCTTGTTCAATGTAGGTTTCTACCTTTTCTCCGTTATTCTTGGTAATCTCTATGGCTGTCTTGTAAACATAGATAGAGCACAATGATTCTGAGGTTGTTGTCTTTCCCTCACCAACAGGGTCAATTGATGCATAGTATGTTCCAAACTCCGGATCCTTTACTGGTCTTTCCCAGACAACCAAACATCCGGTTTTATCCTCCGTGTTTTTGGTTATCGGAAACTCTCTTATAGGGAGTTTGTTTGTATCTGCTACGGCCGGACTACCATCAGTGCCTCTGTAGATGTCCAAATGCTCATAGGAGTACTCTTTTTCTTCAATTCTCCTAAGCTGTGCTGAGATAAGGTGAGATGGGAATACTGATAGAGTTCTAAAATCAAAAGCCTCTTTGATATTCCGAGGATTCTGAGATACCTCAAGCTGGTAAGCTTCAGGACTCATTTTCTTCTTGCAGTCCTCAAAATATTTATTAAGAGCATCTAGGGCCTCTGCTACAAGAGAGTTACCATTCTTATCGATAAAAGGAGGCAT